GCCATGTGTTATTTGTTCCTTTTGTTTTGGATATTTATCGTAGATTCTGTAAACCTAATGTAATTATTATAGGTCTATCAGCACACGCTGTATATTGAACACCGTGCTGTCGTTGGTTATGTTGGTGGCCAAAAGTCTCACAGTCCCATTCAACACGTCCACGGTGTAGGTGGCCAGAGGGCCAGTGTGATTGGTGGTGTTGCCGAATGTGCTGATGTAGGCCTCTGTTGTGCTGTCCGCACTGGGTCCGTGCACCACGTTGGCCTCCACTATCTCGAACCTGCTGTTGGTGGTGTCTGACACGGAAATGTAGTACTTGGCGCTCCTGTATGCGGTCGCGTCCCAGGTGTCGACCACTGATGTTGCGGATGATGCCACTATGGCAGTGCTGTCTCCGATCTCGGAGTGGTTGAGCGTTGTGGGTGCCGACAGGTTGGCGAAGTTCAGTTGTCCCGCGCCGTTGGTCTGTAGGAATTCGCCTGATGATCCGTCCACTAGTGGGAAGGTGAAACCATTTATGGCGATGGTTCCTGATCCACTGCCTGAGAGTTTCAGGTCATCGTTGGACCTACTGGCGGATATGGTGTTGTCTGTGATGGTGACCCCGTCTATGGTCACTGACGTGTTGGCTGTCAGTGTCGTGAACGTGCCCGCGGCCGGTGTCGTGCCCCCGATCACGGTGTTGTCTATGGTTCCACCATTGATGTCCAAGTCGGATGATATCACCACACTGCCTGTGCCCGCTGGTGTCAGCACCAGATCGGAGTTGCTCTGTGTGGTTGTGATCTCGTTGTCTGTGATGTTGATGTTGTCGTCCACAGTCAGGGACGCTATCACCACGGCTCCAGTCCCACCCGGCTCCAGCCTGATGTCGGCGTTGGAACTTGACGAGATGATGTTGTCGTTGAATGTGAGATTGTCAATGGTCGTAGTGCCCACTAAAGTGGTGTTGCCAGTCACGTCGAGTGTGCTCAATGTGGTCGCCCCTGTAACGTCCAGCGTGGACTGTAATGTGGTGGCTCCCGTGACCGTGGCGGTGCCGGAGATGGTGGCCGTGCCGTCCACCGTGAGATTCTCGTTGATGTTTATTGCTGTGGAATCATCAGAACTCAGTGATGTTCCCGAAATGCTGAGGGATCCGAACACCACTGAACCCGTACCTGCGGGCAGTAGTCTGATGTCCTCGTTGGACCTTGTTCCCTCGATGTTGTTGCCGTTGAACCTTATAGCCGGCATGGATATCGCACCCGTGCCTGAGGGCTTGAACACTATGTCGTCGTTGCTCCTGGTGGCTCTTATCTCGTTGCCGGAGAAGTCAAGATCCCCGCCTGACAGTGGCGATAGGTACAGTTCCGTGAACATGTCGTTGACCTTCTGCATGGCCACACGTAAAGTGTCGCCTGTCCCGTCATTTGCGTTTGTTCCCACGTTCAGTGTCTGCTGTGCCATCGTTTAAACCTTTATTACCCTCTTGACCAGTTTTACCACTTGGTCGTTAGTGTTATTTACTCTTCCCAGCAACCTAACGTTGCCACCCGATACGTCCACAGACAGTTCCAAGGACTCGTATGCTGTTGACCCGTCACCTGTGCCGTTACCCGACCTGCCAAAAGTGCTGATGTAGGCCGTGGATCCATCGTGCGTGACGTTGGCCTCCACCAGGCTGTACCTGTCTGCCGTGGCGTCGGAAATCTGTATGTGGTACTTGACGCTCCTGTAAGTGGATGCGGACCAGGAGTCTATGACCTGTGTGGCCGAACTGCTCCCCAGCACCGTGGCTGTGGCGTCCTGCACGTCCGTTTTGGAGACCACGAATGGTGGTGTGTTGTCCCATGTCAATGTCTTGGAGCCATCGGTCTTCAGCAGTTGTCCACCGAACCCGTCCGTTTTGGGCAGTCGGAAACCATTGATGACCACGTTGCCAGTGCCGCTGGCGTACAGGAACAAGTTCTCGTTCGATCTTGTCGTGGTGATCTTGTTGTCCGTGATCGTTATTCCTGATGTCGACAGCGTGGCCGTGTTAGCGGTGTGGAATCCCAATGATGAGAACGTGCCCGCCGCTGGAGTGTTGCCGCCTATGACTGTGTTGTCTACATTTCCTTGGTCTAGGTCTATGTTGCTGATCCTGACCACACCCGAACCATTGGCCGACAGCACAAGGTCTGAGTTAGAATTAGTGACACGGATCACATTGTCTGTTAAATTTATATTGGAATCTATGGTGAGGTTTGATACTTTGACTACACCGGTACCTCCTGGTGTCAATCTCAGGTCCGCATTAGAACTGGTGGTAATGATGTTGTCATCGAACGTTAAATTGTCTATGGTGGTCGTGCCAACAAAACTGGTGTTGCCGGAAACGGTCAGTGATGACAGAGATGTGTTGCCGGTCACGTCCATGGTGAACTGTGATGTTGTGGCCCCAGACACGGTCAGGGAATCCTGTGCCAACAGAGTGCCATCCACAGTTAAATTCTCATTGATGTTTATGTTACTGGAGTCCTCTGACCGTATACTTGTTCCTGAGAATGATAGTGATTCTATGACCACTGATCCCGTACCGTTGGGCCTGATCACAAGGTCATCGTTGGTCCTGTTGGCCCTGATGTTGTTGTCATCTATGGTGATGCCTGGGAAAACCATGGCGCCCGTGCCAGCGGGTTTGAAAACCAGGTCAGCGTTGCTCTGCGTGGTGCTGATGTTGTTGCCTAGCAGACCTATCTGTGACTGTCCAAAAGTGGTGGCGTATAATTCCGTGAAGTTGTTGTTGATCTTGATGCCGGCACCTCGGATGGTATCTCCCGTGCCATCATCAGCCTGTACTCCGATGTTGATTACTTCCTGAGCCATGTTAGATACTCGCTAGTGTGATCTTTTTCCATATCACTGTTGAACCATCATAGTTCGCAGTGCATACATATAAATTTGTTGCGTCCCAACTGATTGAACCTGCCACGTCACCCGTGTTCCCTACAGCAGTCGCAGTTTTCGTGGTCTTGATCACAAGTCTGTCTGCTTCTATTTGTACCTGTCCTGTTCCGTTTGGATCCAGTATGATATTTCCGTTAGTGTCAGCACTCAATAAAGTGTTGCCTGACATCTGTAGATCGCCAGCCAACTCCGCGAAATTGGCGTTGACCTTGGTCATAGCGGTACGTAAGGTATCACCCGTTGCTGGATTTCCTGCCGTTCCTGTGTCTATTGTTAATCTCGCCATAATGTGTTATTCGTATTTATTAAATACTAATATGTTCATAGAAACCCTAAAGACGATGAAGTTGTACAAGAGGGAGAGCAAACTGGGTACCATGCACAACTATCGCAGGAAGAACCTGATCTACGTGTTCCGGTGCGATGCCTGTTCGGACACATTCATGAGGCCCAAGTCAAAAGTGGATCCCGTCCGTGCTTCAAACGATTACAAACATGTGTGCAACAAGTGTGATTCCAAGAAATTCGCCCAATCTGTGGGGGTCAAGATGCGTAGGGTGTATCAGTTGGACGCCAGCAGTACCAGGACCCTATAACCTACGCCATTTGATGTCATCACGGGAGCCCGTGATCCATCTCTGTAGGTCAGCATATATACCCGACTTTATGTTGGGTTGATCGAAGTACCATCTCAAGAACGGATTGCCCTCCAGGTATTCCCGCCTGTTTATGAAGTAGAAATTGGTGTTGGGGAATCTGCGGAACGTCTGCCTCAGTTGGTACATCCATTCGTACTTGAGGTAGGCCTTCATGCTCTCACGTCCGGGATAGTTTATCGAATCCTTGTAGATGTTGTTCTGTATCCTGCTGGGTGTGTCCATCTCCCACTGTTGGGCACCCATTATGTCGAACGCCATTATGATAACATTCTTAATGCCCGACTCAGCCGCCATCAGAACCGCACTGCACCCCGATCCCTTGGCCTTGGAGAAGTCATTGGTCTTTATCTTGCCGCCCTTCTTGATGTCACCGCCACGCCATACCCTGTAGATCTTGAGTCCCTCGGGCACATCGGTTTCCTTGTCACCATCGCAGATGTAATCCCACTTGCTGATGTCATCGATACCATGTATGGAAGGTGACTCCTTGCCATTATTGTGCCACTTGGCCAGTTCCTCATACATCGGTAGATTCACTGCCACTATGTGATCACACAGTTTTGGGTGATCCCTATATATGGCGTTGCAACCATATATGATGCCGTGTCCTTTTAGTGTCTCTATTGGAAATATGTTTCTGCTTTCACCGTTGCCTATTACGAATGCGATGTCCATCAGATGCCAAATGACTCTCCACACCCGCATGCGGAAGTTGAATTGGGATTTGATATCTCGAACTGTGATCCAAACGTCTCCTCGATCCAGTCCAC